GCCGTTATCCTTGAATGCCTGCGAAAGAGTGGCGACGGAATCCCTGTAATTGATCTGCGCCTCATCCGCGGCGATTGTCTTACCCTTGAGTTTATCTAACGTGTCCCGCAGCTTCTCAGCCGCGGTCCGCTGATCGACGATTGCCTTCGTTGTCTTCGTGGCATCCTTGCCGAAATCCGTTTGAGCAACGGCAGCGCCGGCACCAGCTGCCTGCATATCCTTGAATCCCGTAACCGCTCCAGTGACCACCTTATTGGAGCCGCCAATAGCGTCGCGTAATCCGACAGCCGCCCTGACATGCTCCCGCGCCGCGTCGGCGGCAGGACCCTCGACCTTTGTCATATTGGCAGCCGCGCTACCCGCGGCATCGATGGCCGCACCAACCCGGGCAGCGGCGGCACTGGTGGGATTCAATGCCGTGTCTACGAGATCACTCAGCGATATGCCGAGCTCCTTCGCGGCCTTGACGGCGCCCGTCTGCTGAAGCGTATTGAAAATTGACGCGCGGCTGTTCTGAGTGAGTGCGCCCGTCTCCTCGTTCAGACTGGCCCGGAATTCCGTGGTTCGCTGCGAGGCTTCGGCATGCTTCTTGACAAAGTAACCCAATGCAAGAGCGCCGACCGTCAATGCGACACCCCACGGCCCACCGAGGAAACCGACGATGCTGGACAACCCCTTTCGGAATATTCCACCGGAGTCGCCGACACTCCTTACCGCGGTACCGAAACTGATAAAAGCCTTCTTCGAGGATTCCAGCGCCCTGGCCGCCGCATTCACGGCATAGATGGCCAGGGTTAGCCCCGCTATTGCAGCGATAAGGGGCACGACAACTTTACGATTGTCCGAGATCCAGGAGCTCAAGTCGAGGAGCTTGGCACCGAGGAATACCACCACCGGAATAAGCTTCTGCCCGATCTGTTCCTCGAGACTTTTCATCTCGTTGCTCAATCGAGCGGTCTGCCCGGCCGCTGTCTTGCCTTCCAATTCGGCGAATCCGCCGACCTTGGCTTTGAGTCCGTCCATGATCTCGGCATAGTTTCCGGCAACGGTCCCGGTATCTTTAAAATTGATACCTACGGCCTTCAGGCCACGGCCCTGGCCGAGGATCGCCTTCCCGAGAATACCCGCGGCCTCGGGGACATCTTTCCCCGTCTTGGATGCGTAATCCAGCAGAAGCGGAGTGACATTCTTAATCTGAGTTCCGGTGAGCCGGAACTGCGCCAGGACGGACTCGCCGGAGGCAATCGTATTGTGATCATATTTGGTCTTGCGCTCGGAAGCCTCATTAAGCTTGTTCATTTCCTCGATATTGGTGTCCGCCAATCGCGGAAACTTTCTAAAGGTATCTTGTAACGCACTCTGCGCAAGCTGCGATTCTTTGAACGCCTCGACCGACTTCTTGCCGAATTCGACGACGTACTCGCCCAGAACAACCGCCATGACATCCTTGAAGAATGCCCACTTCCCACCAGACTCCTTGGCGCGGTCGCCTGATTCTTTCGTGGTTTTGTTCAGTCGAAGCTGTGCCTGCCCCAGCTTGACACTCGCGTCGCGAGCCTCCAATGACGACTTGCCGAATTTGGTTTCCGCAAGCGCCAGGGTTCGAGTCGCCTTCTCGACGCGGACGTTAGCGCCCTGGAGATCCACCGCCAACTGCTTCGTCGACTTGCCGACCTTCTGCGCAACCGCGCTCGCGTGATCACGCGCAAAGATGTCGAAGCCGAGCGAATTAATCATGGCTGCCACCCGACATCAGGTCATCGAGCCATTCGCAGGCACTCTCGAAATCCTCCACGGTCAATAGATCCTGATCCCGCGGAGGGATGTGCAGCGAATGCGCCATTACCCATCGGTACCGGCGTCGCCGATTGGTGATACTTGATTGGGCATCGGCGAACCGCTCGGCAACTCTAAAGGGTCTTCCTCCTCCGGAATGACGCCACCCTCGCCCTCCTCGAAGTCGTCGAGAATCGAGATAAGGTGGGCACGTTGGGTATTGTCCAGGTTCGGGTCGCTGCGCAACGTCTCCCTGATGACGTTGGCCTCCTGATCGTCGAATTCCGTCTCGACCTCGTAGACTCCAAGATTCAGCTCATGAAACTTGAGCTTCGGCTGCTCTCGCTTGAGCATGATCCATAAGGCAGCGCGGGTGGCGCGACGATTACCCATCATGAACTTTCGCCCGAATTGGTCGAAGGATTCCCAGGTGGTTCCGCCGACCTCCTCGATGGCCTCGGCCTCCACGGTCATGAGCTTCGCGGGCTTGAATGAGAATTCACGCTTCTCACCATTCTCCGGAATCCAGATCAGCCGCACGGCTAAACCCTCTTCTCGATTTCGGCACTCACTGCACGCTCAACACTTGCCCGGATCAGAGGCGCCCCTCTGGACATCGGCCCGCTGAACCAATCGGCGCGGACATTCTGCGAAATCCACGGCACACGTCCGAATGTGAGGTGGCGTACCCGCCCGCGGTTGATGGCCCTCGGGTTCTGGACAGCGCTCGGCTGCGCAATGATTCTCACATTCGGATGGCGAGGATTCGAAGATACCTTCGTCGTGATATTGGTCTTAGCAACCCGTGCGGCCAGTCCACCTCTATGCGGTAGAAGCGATTTCGCCTCGGCCTGCGCTATCCTGGCGAGTTCCGGAACGACCGCGGAGGCGCCCCGTTCCATCGCGTCGCCGAGAACACCAGAACCGAGCCGGTCGAGGCGTCGAGCCATCTGGGTAAATTCCCGGGTGCTCACGGCCATCGTGTAACGAACAGCCATTAACCGACCTTGACAATAGGGCTCGCGGCATTCCAGCTAGAGGAAACCTGAGCGGCCGCACCCACGCCGGCATTAACCTTGAAGTCCGGCAGTACCGTGCCGAAGAAATACTGACCCGTACCAGGTGCGCCCGTCGTGTTTGGGTAGAGGTAGAACTTGCGCGCGACCCCATCCGAGGCCGCGGTGTAAGTTTGTACGGTTGCATCGTCATAGAATCCCGAGAAGTCGCCGGAGGCGTCCGGTAAACCCGCGACATAAACCTTATTGGCGTCGCCCAACGCCGTTACTTCCTGCTTGTCGACAGCGAATGAGATTGACCAGTCAGAGAGGAAGGCAATCGGCTCCGCGGTGCCGCTGCTGGCCAGGGCGAGATAGACCCGGCCATTCCTTCCGTGGATTCTAGGTATTGGAACCACGCCCCTTCATCGATGATTTACGGACCGAGCATTCTCAGTAGTGCGGCTGCATGATTGGCGAACGTTCGATCACAGATCGCCTCGCGGGCAAGGGTCGCCAATTTCTCTCGTTCGGCGTCATGGCGACTGAACCATTGCAACAATTCAGCAGCCTCGTTGGGACCGGCAAACCGCGGCAACATGTGCAGCACGCCGTCCCCTTCCGGTCGAGGATCGCGGAGAAAGAACAGCCCGGTAGCAGCCATCTCGATTTCCCGCGGACCCATCGACCATCCGGCGACCATCTCGCCGTCCTCGGCCTCGCGCCGGTAAAGGTTGATACCCATACGCGCCGACTGATAAATGCGAACGGTCTGATCATTGTCCAGGCAATGTCCTGGGAGATCCGCCGCAATGAATGGGCGTAATGGCGAATCGTCCGCGAGCTGTACCCAGTTGCCACCGAGCAGGACATCCAGCCCGGCTAAACCGCCCTGGGCATGCATGGCCTCGAAGAACCACCGACGACTACCGAATCCGGTCCCGATAAATGCGAGATCGGCGGCCAGGACCGGATCGGGCGGCCCTGGCTCATGAAATCCGGGCCGGTATGCGTGAGGAAGGTAAACGGTCGGCGCGACGGCATCGAAGGATTCGGCATGTGTCGGATCATTAATCAGATTCAGGTCAGCGTGCGCCGCCAGCGCCAACTCGCGGTCTACCTCGTAAGGCTCCTCGGTATGAATCACGATCACCCGAATGCCGACCCGACGCGCGTGGTCGAGCAATTCATGCGGAACAAGGAAACCGCAGATCACCAGCAGGAATTGCGGACGGATCTTCCATAGCGCCGCGGCGAGCCCGTTGAGCGCCAGCTCTTGAACGCCATCAGCATCGAGCGCTTTGCGGAATACGGTGGTTCCGGCCGGGCCGGTCGAATTCTCCAGGTCGACGAAGACATGATCGTAGAACGCCAGTCGAGTCGCCAGGTCGAACAGGTGCACATCCTGACCGAGCGCTCGCAATGCCTCGACCCAGCCGGTACACACATCGGCCACCGACCA